AGTGTTACAGTGGCTGCTCCGTCGACAAGGTCTGACCCTGCTGCTGCTATTGTGATATTATTGGTATTGGCAAGTCCGTTTTTATCTTTTATGATATATATTCTACCAGTTGATACTGCGTTTGCTAAAGGCAATGTAATTACTCTAGAGGCTGTAGTGTCTACTGTCATGTATACAAAGGTGTCGGATGGAGAAATTGTTAGGCTAGTAGCGACATTTTGAACTTCGTAGGATTCAATACTTGCTGGGCTTGCTACGAGAGATCCGCCAGAAGTGATTTGAACTGCGATGCCAGAAGAGTTGGTATAGTATAAATTTCCTGCGAATACTGAGATTCCAGCAGCGAAGGAAGAGCCTGTTGGGGAAGAAAGAACTGCTTGGAATTTTACGGCTTCTACTGTTTCAAGTTTATTATTGTTAAAGTCTAAATCGTCGTCAATTGATAGTCCGGCGGTTGGGATTTGCTTTCCTTTTCCGGAAGTGTGGTCGTGGGAGTCTACTAGCTCAAAAGCTGCGTTTATATCAGTAGCCCAAGTGGGTCCAAGGCGAACTGTTGGGGTAGGTAGTGTTAGATTTATAAAAGTCGTAGTTGTTGTTTGTGCCATTTATTCCTCTCTATCGAGAATGAGCGCTTTGTGCTTTAGGATTTCTTCTAAATGCTTTATCTGCGCATGTGCTTTTTCTAGTTCCGTTTGTTGCAATTGCATGATTGAGTAGCATGCTATGAGCTCTCGCTCTTTTTGCTCTAGTTGTTCTGCTATATTCATTAGAAGACCCACACGTCTACTGTTACGGCGTGGGAGGCTACTAAGGCTAGAGTAGTGGTTGGGTTGCTGTTTGAGTCTTGAACGTCCCAAATTCTTGCGTCCGCTCGTAATCTTACAACTACCCAACCTCGTACTTTCCGACCCAGTTTGTGCTGAACGAGGGTCACTGTCTCTGCATCCATACAAATGTCTTTTAGAAGGACTCCGTTGACTATTTCAGCGTTAATAAGCGGGTTAACTGCTTCTTCAACGTTTGATTGAAACCGGTTTAAATCGGAGTCCTGTGAAATTAGCTTTTTTAGTCTCTTTGGACCCATTAGCTTCTGGTCCTGGTGTAGAAATAGTCGTCATTTTCTACGTAGATATCGGAAATAGATTCGGGGTTCCCTGCGTCGCGGTTTTGAGATGCTTGCTCAATGCGCTCTTTTAGGAATTGGAGTTCACCGTCTAGTTCGTTAACGTCTGATTCTTCTTTCATAAGAGCTCGTCGTGCGGCAGAGGCTACGATGTAATCTGAATATCCATTGATATCGTCAAACTCGTCAGTGTCTACTGTGAGGTCTTGTGCGCGAGGTACGTACCAGATTTTAAGCGTTATTTCGCCGTCTGGAGCGGGGGAGAATCGGATGTTTGATCCTAGAAGCTGGTATCTGACATTGGTAAGTCCTAGGTAGTCCCAGGTACCAAAGTTTTGGAATCTATTTCGTTCGTTAAAATTAAATCTTTGTAGTGTAAAAAAATCGTCGCCGTTGAGTTGGGCGTCTATGCCTTTTAGCTTGTAGAAATCATCGTCCGGGATGATGGTTGAGAGTGCGTAGTCTTTTTGTTGAGGTACTGATGTAAATTCTACGGCTTTTACGTAATAGTTTTCTCCGTACGATTGTACTAGAATATCGTGTAGCTCTCTAAGAGCGGAGTTGACGTAATAGTTAAATTCACTATCCGTTACAAACTCGCTAGATTCCATGTCAGCGCGTTGGCGTGATCGGAGTCTTAGTTCGGAAAGGGTTATTTTTGCCACAGTCTGTCCTTTAAAAAAGGCGGGACTTGCCCGCCGATTTTAGTAGTCTTCTTCTTCTGCTTCTTCTTGATTTTCGTACATATCCAAGAAAGAGATTAAAGCGCCTTTAAGCATTTGAGCATCGCCAGCTTGGAAAGCTGAGATCATCTCTTGTGCTGCGGCATTAAAGCCTTGGCTGTAATCGTCTGTATGGGCTATGTCGTCAGAGCCTTCTACGGCTGCTTCATTACGTTGCTTCATTGACTCGTAATGATCGCCGCCTTTCATCTTCTTGATGATTAGGCTTACTGCGCCGCGTTTTCGGGAGTTATCCTTCATTAACATGAGGTATCTCCTTATCGTGGAACGTTAGTATTTTTAAGCTCTAATCGAAGTAGTAAGACTGATCCGTCAGAAGGATCTGTTTCAACTGCGGCAGCTTTTGCTTGAATTTGAACAGTTTTAGCGGTTGCTACGGCTTCTGATTCTACTTGAAAAGTAAGATCTTCAGCGGATGCAGCTACTTGCATTACGTCAACGTGCAAAAGAGCATTGTACTTGTCGTCGAGAGTTACAACGTATACTCCAGCAGAATCTCTTACAACGCTAGCTACGCCTACTGAAAGGTCAGTGTCTAGTGTTGGTGCGCCAGAAGCTCCGATAGCTACTTTAGCGTGAAGGATTTTAACTTCTCTGGATAGTGATTGAACTCTTTGAAATCTTCGGTTTGCCATTATAGGCTCCTTTTAGTCTCGCCCTTTATTGGGGGAGCTTGAAAAACCAATGAGGGCTCGAAAGCCCCCAGAGGTTTGGGTTTAGAGAGAGATGCTAGCGTTAAAGCCAGGAGCTCTACATCCAAGTTGTGCGTAGTATCCAACACGTACTTCAACAGCATCAGCTGAAGACTCACGTAGCATTTTAAGTCCGTCAGAATCAAGGATCTTAGGACATTTGCCAAGAGAGTACAACTTCCAATGAGTCAAAGAAAGCATGAAGGCACGGTCAGCAGGACAGTTTTGGTCAGGGATACATCGGATTGGTCCGCGTGGTCCATTGATCATAATTCCTCGGAAACCGATTTCAGCGTTAACGTGAGCGTCTACGTACTGAACTTTAGATCCAAGAGCTTTTTCGAGCTCAGAGAACTTAGAGTAGCTCATCATACAGTAGTCAGGTCGTCCACCTTCGCGGGCAACTCGGCTAGCAGCGTCGATAAGAGCTTCTTCGATTGGCTGTGCAGATCCGTCATATCGGATTCCACCAAGTCGAGTAGCATCAGCAGATCGGTCAACACCAAAGAAGCTGTCGCCAGAAGTAGGAGCAGAACTTGGGATCCAAGCACGAAGACCTTTGATTTTAAGGTCATAATCACCTTGTTGAAAGATGAAGTCGTCAGCGGCTACGCCGGCGCCACCAGCAATAGCAGCAAGTGAGTCAGTAGTAAGTACACCGCTGTCACGGTCAACACCGACAACAGTTACGTTTCCAGCCTTGATTGATCCACCGCCGTCAGCAGTAGAAACTACGATTTCCATACCAACTTCAAAGTTAGTAACGTCTTCGATGCTTTTTAGCTGGATAGAAGTACCTGAAGCAGAGGCAGAAACTTGTCCGCGTGAACCAGAACCAGATCCATAAAGATCGATGGCAAGTGCGCGAGTAACGGACTCAATAGCTCCGTCGATTTCTGTAGTAGCGGCTTCCATAAAAGCATTTGCATTCCCTTTAGAGGCTTCGATAGTTTCGTTATCGATAGAAGCTAGAGAGTAGTCTTTGCTTCTGGTAAGCAAGAAAGCTTTGAACTGAGTGTTCGTCTTGTTTGCTTGAGCAGTAGCGAAAGTAGCTGAACGCCCTTGAGGAATTCCGTACTTGATAGGAAGTTTGAGGTTTTCCCCACCAAATTGCTCATACTTAGGCATAAGAGCTAGAAGTGGGTTGTCTCGGTAAACCATGTTTTCAACACGGTCACTTGTGTAGTGCTGCTTAAGTGCAGCTGCGAATGATGTTAGATCGAGTGACATTTTAAAGTCTCCAGTTAGTTGTTTTGTTTAGAACGTTGTTTTTTGCAATTACTCTGTCCACTTAAGCAAGGACGCTGCCTTGGCTCGTGATTCATCTTCAGATAACCTTCGTTCTGCTTTTGGTGACGCGGTAGCAGAGTGCGCGTTGGACAGGGTAGGTGACGACTGTCGCTGTGGGGTCTGTGGCTCTGTTTCTTCTTGAGGAGCTAAAAACTTCTTTGCTTTGGATGTTTTAGCGATTTTCTGGCGAAATTCCTCTTCTAAATATTGCTCTACTAGGTCAGCTGCTTCTTTTTTGTCGAGGATGCGACCTGATTCCTCGTAATGCTCTTCGATAACTTCGTAGACAAGATCGGTTGCATCATTAGCCTTGATGAACTCATAATTTTCGCTATTTGTGTCTACGAACTCGTTGAGCTCGGTCATAAACTTATTTACTACTTTTTGGTATTTTTCGTTTTCTCTTTGTGTTCTGTCTTCCTCGAGTTGTTTTTCTAGTTGCTCGAGTTTGGAGTTGTAACTTCTTTCCATTTCTTCTCGCATGAGCTGGAGTTGCATGTCGGCTGGTAGTTTGCCGTCTTCTAGCGTCATTTGCGTAATTTTGTCGTAGTCCCAGCCAAACTTTTTAAGGGCTTCCATTGGGTTTCTACGTAGCAGTTGCTCAAGGGGCTCTTCTTCGGGAGCGGCTGGCTCTGCTGGTTTTTCTAGGGCGGCTAGCTTGCTTTCTAGTTCCGCATATCGTTGTTCGAGTTGTGATTCTCGTTGCCTAATGGCTTTTTCTTTTCTACTTAAAGCTGCAAATTTTGATGAGAACTTGTCTTCTTCGGGTTGTGCTGCTTCTTCGGTTTCGCTAATTTCTTCTTCATTCTGATACGCTTGTTCAGCTTCGATTTGACTCGAGGTTAGCTGATCTTGCGCTTTGTCTGAAAAAGCGTCGCTAAGTTCCTGATTATTTACGTACTCGTTTAGTACTTCAGGTGCTGAGCTGTTTTGATTTGACATTGGGACTCCTTTATTGCTTGTTTGGGCTTGTGCCCGGCTATTGTAAGCCTATTAGTATGTAATCGTTATGTAACTGGTAGTAAATCGGTTGTTGGAGGCGCTTCTGGAACTCCTATTGGAGCTTGTTCTGCTACGCCTTGTTGCAATAGAGCCGGATCTACTGGAGCTTGTTGAGCTGCTAGTGCTTCTGGTGGAAGCGGGGGCGGTTGCAAGGCTTCTTGTGCTTTTTTCATTAGGGCTTGAGCGTCTTCCATCCACATCCTGAGAAGCTCTAGTTTGTCGTCTGGAGCCGATACAGAGCGATAGTGTAGGTAGGCTTGCTGACACATTTGAATGCCGAGCTCGAGGTTCTGGTAAGGCTCAGGAGTCTGATATTCACCTTTAGAGACCATTCGTTCTATCATAGCTTCAA